CAATGCTTTTACACCACTCCAATTACTAAGCGCACCAAGCCCTACGCTTGTTCCATTAAAAACAAGGTTTGAAGACCCACCAAAAGCACCTGAATTGTTATACTGAATTTGAGTATTTGAACCGCCGGGACTACCACCACCGCTTACCGTTGTCCATGTAGGAACCGAACCTGAGCCCGCTGATGTTAAAACTTGTCCTGCTGTACCATAGTTAGATGAACCACCAAAAGCTAAAGCACCGGTATCTGTAATACGCATTTTTTCTGCACTATTGGTATAAAAAACATGGCTATATGCGCCTGTATTGATGTAATCTAATTGATTAGCAGAAACACCAAACCCCATATAATTAGAGGTATCATACCAAACACGTATTTTTCCATTTGCGCCAACCGATGAACTATATGTACCACCTAAATCTATAGTATCAGGAGTTGTAGTAGACGTAGCAGTTGTAGCGCCAATAGATAATTTAAATCTTGGGGAAGTAGTCCCTATACCCAATCTACCACTATTATCTAGTGTCATTGCTTGGGTAAATGTTATAGCGTTTCCTGCTGTGCCTGATGGGGCTGTATACCATTGATGCTGACCAAGTCCTATATCTTGGTCGTATCTTATTGCATAATTTCCACCATTATATTTCCATCCACTACTATAGTAAGCACCACCTGCAAATCCTGTAGAACTACTACCACCAAAGAATGTTGCTCCTGTAGTACCTAATTGAAAGAATTTATATCCTGCTAATACAGAATTAGGAGTAACTCCAAGTCCTAGATTGCCTGATGTGTCAAATATTGCAACATCATTACCATTAGTAAATATTTGAAATTTATGATTGCTTATTGTTCCTATACTACCAAAAGCACTTGCTGTATTTGCATATACACCTATGTTTACATCACTTGATGTGCCACCTGTAAATCTAGCAACAAAAGTATTTGCATTGTTAGATACATCTAATCTATAACTAGGGCTTATTGTTCCTATACCTATGTTACCGTTAGAAATAATACGCATACGTTCTACGCCAGCATTAACCGCAAATTGCATAGCATTAACACTATGGTCATATTGAATAGAACCATTATAAGTATATGGCGCAGAATTAATGTTAGCAAAATATATTGTGCTTGCGCCTGTAGAGCCAGCGTTTATCGCTATACCATTATCCCCACTAAACCCACCAACATCTAAAGTTCTGTTTGGAATTGATGTTTTAATACCTAGTCGATTATTTGCACTGTCCCAAAATAAGTTAGCGCTAGAACTAAAAGCACCTGTACCATTACCATAAGGAATATATCCAGCGGTTAATGTTGTTAAACCTGTACCGCCAGCAGCTACGGGTAAAGTACCCGAAGATAAATTACTTGTGGATGTAGAATATAAAGCATTGGTACCTGAACTGAATGCAGTTAACCCTGTACCACCATAACCCGACTGAATTGTGTTGCCTTGATATGTAGCGTTGGTAATTGTAGCTGTGCCAAAATTTGCAGTAGAAGTACTAAAGTCGTAAGAAGACGGAACATAACTATAGGCAGTCCAAGTGCCAGCCGAAGTTCCATTATTTGTTAAAACTAAAATAGAAGTACCGCCTGTAACAGTTGTATCAAGTGTGGTTGAAGCACTATCTTTAATAGTTACTGAGCCAGTTGAGTTGTTTGCAATCGTATACGCTAAACCTTTATACAGCGTTGTAGCATTAGGTAATTGAATAGTCTGTGTCGTTGTGCCAACTACTTGTTGCCAACCTGAAGATGAGTTAGTTAATACTGTAGTACCAGCCGCTGCGGTAATAGTAGTAAAGCCTAAATATACGTTATTTGCGTATAAAGTTCCAAGACCGGGATCGGGCTGTCCGCCTAATGATACACCACCTGAGTTAAAGATGGTCATCGCATCGGTTGTACTGCTGTTGGTTACAAAATGAAGATTATAAGCGCCGTATGTACCAAGAACTAAATCTGTAGAAGCAGAAGCTAAATAAGAAGCCCCTGCAATATTAAATGAACCTGTCCCTGTAAAAGTAGTTGAGTTAATACCAAGTTCAGCAAAACCTGTTGTAGATGTTGCATTATTGTGTGATACGTTAAGGTTAGTTGAGGCGTTTGTTGCGGCACTTAAGTTTTGAAATATTACTTGATTATATCCCGCTACCGTAGACGCAAACGATCCAATAATTCCTGTATCAGAATAACTTAAACTTGAACCAATAGTTGCTACGTTATTGGCATCATAATTAATTGATCTTTCTGCTGGATAAGTAACAAATACGTTAGAAGTACCCGTTAAACTAATTGGCGATGTATTACCGTTTGAGTTTGAATAAACCGTTGTACGAGCAAGTGTAGGTCCTGAAGTTGAATATGTTCCAAGACCAACTTCCCATGCAGTGCCACTAATAATACAGTAATACGTTGTATTTCCGTTGCCTACTACGGCAAAAGATTGAAACCCACTTGCAGCACCGGCAAGGGTTATTGTACCTGTACCGGTAGTAGTCGTAGTCTCTTGGACTCGGTCATACAACGCTAGAGCCATTTAGGACTCCTTATTCTGGTTTAATTTCTTCTGAAGTTGTTTGTGTTTGAACTTGAGCTGCTATCTTTTGTAATAAAAGAAATGCGCCAGATTTAGTAGGTAATTCACCTAATACGTTCATAACAAAATCAACTTCATTTTTCTCTAAAACAATATTCATTTTTTATCCTTAAGATGTTGCGGTTGTACTATAAGTTACTGCTACTGTGTCGCCAACTGTTACAGCTTTAGCAACGGAAAAATTACCTTCAGAGTATAAAGTACCTGCGGTACTAGATAACGTGTTTACAGCGCCTGAACCTGTTACTAAGAAACATCCATAAACTGTACCACCAGCGCCTGTAATCGTATAAGTAATTGAATTTGCAGATGATGTTACTACGTTAGCTGGAGAAGCAGTTCCATTATTAACAGATGCGTTAAACACTGCTGTTCCACGGATTGCAGTTCCTGTAGGACTACTTGTGTAGTTAATAAACTCAGTCCATGTATGTGAACCCATTGTGTCGGATTGAGCAAACGTTGTATTGTTACCAATTAAACCTAAGAATGGTCCAACTGTCGTGTATGTGCCTGAAGTGCGCAAAAATGTATCAAGCATTAACTGTTTACCGACAGCAACTACTAAGTTAGGAAACTCTTCAGTCCATTTTAAGTTACCGTTTGCATCACGGCATTCAACATAATAATGTCCATCTACGCCCATACCTTCGGGAATACTTGCATTTGCTTGTAATGTTGCTACAGCGTTATCACCGCAGCTGGCTAATTCGTTTGTCATATTAACTCCTAAGAAATTGTTAAAACTGCGGTTGTTGATCCCGGTGTTGGGAACGTTACGGTAAAACTATTGGTACTTGTAACATCATTACCAAAATTTAACACAAAACACGCTGCTCCGGTAGTGCTATTATAAACCAATGCACCCCTTGCAGTAATGGCTCCAGTCCACGTTACGTTATTAAAAGATATCCAAGCAACGTTGTTAGAAGTATCGCCAGTAGGTGGATAAGATATTGTAAGAACTTGACCTCCAGCCGTATATCCGCTTCCCGTAGCTTCATTAACAGAAGTGTAAGCGGTGGTAGAGTTATTAAGAGTAGCGTTAGCGTTATAAAGAGCAATCTTATATACATACGGAGTTCCAACGGCAAAGTTTTCTAACGCACTAAGTATGTTAGTTTTAAATAAAGTTGTTTGTCCTTGAACTATGCTCATGTCCCGCTACCACTAACATTAAGTTTAGTTTGACCATCACGGTATGCATCACCACGCTCAAGACCATCACCAAGACGTTTAGCTAATCCAAGTGCTTCTTGATACTTCTGCTCGTAGTAAGTAACTAAATCTTGTTCACCTTTCATAAACAACATAGCTTCACGCATAGCACCGTATAAAAGCACTGGGTCAAAGTTATCTCCAAGCCATGAAGTTCCTGTTGAATTATTAATAGCTGTTACAGCAATAGAAAATCCTGAGCCTGTACCTGTACCAATACTTGTTGGAGAAAAACTTATGGTGTCGCCCACCACAAAAAATTGACCACCATTAGTAATAGTAAACGCAGTAACAATAGACCCTGCAACAGTCACAGTAGCCGTAGCGTTTTGCCCTGAACCACCTGTTAAGGCAATATTTTCATATGTACCATTAGTGTACCCAGAACCAGCTGTAAATGATGCTGTGTTTACACCTGTAATAATGCCTTGAACAATAGACGGTGGGTAAAAGAAATAATGAAGTTCTGCAGTGTAATCAGCATCTGGAGTGGGTCCAAGGATACAAGATAACTCATTAGTGTTATTGTAAGTTGGTCCAAATAATGCGTAGTACTTAGGTACACCACGATTAGCCACTGTAGGACTAGGGTACGCTTCTCTTATAAAATTAACATCTTTGTTAAGTAAGTATGTGTACGGAACAGTTGTGTAATTAGACGTGTAAATTGCGAGAGAGTATGTAGATAAAAAATCATTGGGTAACGACAAGTACTGATTGCCTGTAGTTAAATTACCTGTTACATTCTTGCGCAAAGACGGAAACTGAACCGTGTTAAAAATACGTTCTTCTGCTTGTTGTACAAACGTAGGAATATTAGCGACAAATAATGCTTCTGTATTCTCGCTATAGTCTTGTATTGCTTGTTGCAGTTGAACGTAGTTCATTACGCCATCGGTC